CAGGAACAGAAGAAGAACGTCAACAGGACAACTGGATTGTTCAATATGAAAAAGGAAAAGCAACGTCTCCAAGAGGTTCTTAAAGCATATGAGGACACATTATCCGAACTTGATGCCCAATATGAGGAACTGAAGCGTCAACTCAATGACGGAGAGATTGACTTTGACCAGTTCAGAGAGGGAAAGAAACAGATTGACAACTTGAAGAAACAGGCCAAACAGTCGGCAGAGGAAACACAGAACAGCCTCAAAGACCTTTTCCAAACTTGGGCAGGCAGTATCAATGATTTCGCACAGAAGATTGCATCAGAGTTCCAAAACCTCTATGGCACATTCAACGAGATTATGAACCTCAAATACGATATCGAGGAAGAGCAACTTGAAAGGGAGCAAGACAGACTTGATAAGGAATCCGATATGGTTGAGAGAGCCTATGACAAACAAGCGGAAATTGTACAACGCTATAAGGACGCAATCAACGAGACAGAGGATGAGTTGAAGACCGCAAGAGGTGAGAGAAGACTTGCGCTTATTGACGGACTTGCACAACAGAGAGAGGCATATCTCCAAGAGACCGAGGCATTGAAGAAACAGCAACTTGAAAAAGAAAAAATTCAGAAGAAAGAAGAAGCCTTGAAGAAGAAACAAGACGCATTGGAGAAGAAGAGAAAGCAACAGCAGAAACAGCAGTCACTTATCAACGCAATAGTCAATACGGCATTGGGTGTCACACAGGCACTTGGAGCATACCCACCACCCGCTTCTTGGGCATTGGCAGCAGCAGTTGGAGCACTTGGAGCAGTACAGATTGCAACGATATCTTCACAGAAATATGCAAAGGGTGGTATCATCGAGGGAAAGAGCCATAAGGACGGTGGTGTGAAAGTTCTTGGTGGACGAGCAGAAGTTGAAGGCGGTGAAATGATTGTCAATAAGAAAACCACCAAAATGAATACGGATATGCTCTACTTTATCAATGGCATCAGACGTAGGATAACCGAAGAGGATATGAAGGAATTTTTCAATTCAAAGGGAAAGGTTTCAATATCGCCAAGACATTCGTTAAGGTATTCACAGGGAGGTGAACTACCAGAGTTGACAGACTATAATCTCAAAGGTACAATCAACCAACAGCAAGAACAACCCGAAATCAAGGTTGTGGCACAGATTACGGACATCGCTTCGCAACTTGAAAATTATAATCAAATCAAAGTTCTTGCAGGACTTGCGGACAGTTCATATCAGAGATAAAAAAGAATGGGTAGGAATTAACCTACCCATTTTTATATTTCCATTTATAGCCACCAGCAGTTTTGTGTCCTGGACATTTATTGCAACATTGAATTATATTAATGTTAAGAATACCTAATTGTCTTTGTGCTTCTGCTACTGAACAAAATTCTGTTATTATTTCATCAGTGTATTTGTTAATTTGTAATACTGGTTTTGATTGGTCTTTTCTGTTAATTCTTTTTTCTGACATTTTCTTTCTTGTTTCTTCTGTATGATGTTTTCCATACATACCATTGTTCTCTCTTTTTCTTGTTTCTGACATTTTCTTTTTTAATTCTTCTGAACGTTTTTTACCTTTTTGTGATTCCCTTTGCTTCATTTTCCATTCTTCTGAGCGAGGTGGCATCTTTCTACCTTTCCTTGTTTCACTCATTTTTTTCTTTTGTTCTTCTGTCCATTTTTTACCTACATTTATCATTTTCAAAAATTCCTTAGTTTCTTCTGAATGATGTCTTCCATAAAAAGGATTATTTTCACCTTTATTATTTTCGCTTAATTTTTTCTTTGTTTCTTCTGATACATTGCATCCTTTTACCCCTTCCCCACCATCGGTCATATTATAACCATAAGGTACTTTGGTATTGAGTTCTTTTATATAATACATTTCCCAATAATCCAATTCATTATCGTTACATTCTTTAAGTACTTCAAAGCCAAAAGCGTCAACTCCATATTTTGCTCTCGCAGCATTGATTGCAGCACCGGCATATTCTTGTGTAAGACGTTTCCAATCTTTTTGTCTTTTTTTCAAATCCGTTGTTTGTCCTACATATTTTTTTCCATTAATCAAGTTTGGTCTTACATAAATTACCCCCATATTTCCTTTCTCTTTATTTTGTTAATATTTTATAAACCTGTTAATTATCAATCTTGTTTTACAAATATATGTAAAATTCTACAAATTTCCAAACATCTTGTGTTAAATATTGTAAACAACATAGAACCAGTGTTTGTAAGCAAAAAGGTTTTTATAAAAAAAGATGGTTGATGAAATGACAAATAATAGTTGGAAAGAGACCGGTATCAGGGAGAAGATGCAGATAATCAATGGTACTGTACTTGTGTTTTCTGCAATAATATTATATTTTGTGGCTTTTATAATAACGTTATCAGTCGGTTTTGAGGTGGTAAGTGCAGGTGCTACATTATTGGCAACAGGTCTTGCATTCTTCGGAATAACGTCATTCGTCAAGAATCAGATGGTTGACTTTGAGGCAAGAGTGAACGATAAATTAAGAAAAATTGAAAGGGATGAACGATTTGAAAGAGAAGATAGAAAACCGAGATATGAGGTTTCTTCTGACGATATTGCTGACAATTAGTATGTGCCTTAATTTCTACCTTGGTTTGCTTAGAACACCAACGATAAAGGAAACAAGGACTGAGGTAATAAAGAGAGACACAATTGTCAATTGGAATTATTCAACGGACACTGTGTATTTTGACAAAATCAGATACAAGAACAAGATAGTCTATGACACAATCGTAAAGGACAATACTGTTTATGTGAAAGACAGTGCCGTTGTTCACAGAGACAGCACAGAGAACTATACCATTGATATTTCAGCAGTCAAGTTGGACTGGTATAAGTTGAACATAACCCATAAAGATACTGTGACATATGTTCAGACTGTAAACAATACAATATACAAGCAAAGGAAAAATAAACCACAAATCGGTGTATTCGGTGGTTTGGGTTATGATATAAAGGGAAAGACATTTGGTCCTGAAATCGGTATAGGAGTTGTTTTGCCTTTAACTAAGTGGTAGTCTTGAACTGCCACTTATAACCACCACAAGTCTTTCGTTTTCCATTACAACAGTTTGAAACACTTGATATTCCTAATTGTCTTTCAACTTCTGCCATTGACGGAAACTCTGCAATTACTTCATTTGTATTTTTATCAATTTGAAGCACTGGTTTTGAACATTTACCATTAGTTGTTTTTTTAAATATTCGTTCAAGTCTTGTGCCATAATTTGAGTTGTATTTATTATCACACCATTCAAGATTCTCCACTCTGTTATCATCCTTTATTTCGTTTTTGTGATTCACCTGTGGTAAGTTATTTGGGTTTGGAATAAATGCTTGTGCAACAAGTCGATGTATTTGAAAACTTTTTCTTCCATTATTCATCAAATCAATTAATAAATAGCCTTTTTGATTATAATGTGTTTTCATTATTTTTCTTTTACTATTATTTGATTTTCCATTCCCAAGACTTTTAACCCTTCCAAGATTCGATATCTGATACATATTTTCATATCCTTTAATATCCTTCCATTCTTCTTTCATACTATTTTACATTTAATTATCATTTTTCACAAATATAATTCAGAGGTTTGGATTAACCAAAAGGTTTTTATAAAAAAGTTGGTTTAATAAAAATGAACATATTATTGGACAGAAAATACAAGAAAGACACATATACCATATCAAATGTGTATATAAACGGAAAGTGGTTCTGCAATGCGATTGAGGACAAGGACAGAAACCTTGATGACGCAATGCCTCTTGCGGATATAAGACGAAAGAAAATATATGGTGAGACAGCAATTCCAAGAGGGACTTACAAGGTTGATATGGACACAATAAGCCCAAAATATGCAAAGAAGAATGTCGCATATACAAGACCATACGGACACAAGATGCCAAGGTTAAAAAATGTCAAGGGTTTTGAGGGAATATTGATTCATTCCGGAAATACTGCAAAGGATTCGTTTGGCTGCATTATCGTTGGTGAGAACAAGGCAAAGGGCAAGGTTATTAATTCACAAGCGACTTGGAAAAGGCTTATGGATACATTATTAAAAGATAAGGACAACATAACCATTACCATATGTTGATGAGACTTGAAACTGACAAGGGGAGATTTGCCACAAAGAACAACGAGATGATATTCTCTTCACCAGTGTATCTTGTAAGCAAGGAAGATGTACATTTATATCATATAATTGACGAAAACGGAGATACAATATATATTCCAAAAGAGGAAGAAATAATTTATTTATGAAAAAAAGTTTTTATAACAAAGAGAAATAGTTTAATATATGGGCAAATTGAAAAATTACAGGGTAAAACCTTCAACGAGTGATATATATGCAGTCTCTTTGGTTGAGGAAGAGGCTGTTGAAAGTGGATTCGTTGCTTTGTCAAAACAGAAGCAACCAATGGATTTCAAAATACAAAACGAAGAGAAACGTATGCTATATGGTGTCGCATTAAGAGCGGATTTCCCAATATATAGACGTTATGGTGAAGATGAGTTTTACCTTACTTTTGATGCCAATGCCATTGAGAGGCTTGTAAACAAGTTTATGTCAAATTATGGACAAAAGTCTTTTACCATTGACCATATGGAACCAGCAGAGGGTATTGTAATAACTGAGAGTTGGTTGGTTAAAGATACAGAGAATGACAAATCAAATGCTCTTGGTTTGGAAAATGTATCAGAGGGTTCTTGGATAATCGGCTGCAAGATAAATAATGACGAAATTTGGCAGAGCATCCGGGAGGGTAGATGGCATGGATTCTCCATTGAAAGTTGGATTGATATGGAGGAAATTGAAGATTTCAAGAAAATAAATAAAGAAAATAAAGAAATAGATATGGCTGTAAAGAAATCAAAATTTGAAGAGATGATTGATAAAATCAAGGAAATCATTTCAGATGCCGTTACAGAGGCTGACGGACAAGATACCGAAGTACAAGAGGAAGTAGTTGAGGAAGCAGCAGACGCAGTTGAGGAAGTTGTGAACGAGGAAGAAACTGATACAACTGATGAAGTCGTTGAAGCAGCAGAAGACGAAACTCCAACTGAGGAAGTTGCAAACGATGTAATTGAGCAGGTTGAGGAAGAGGCAGAGACCGAAGAGGAAGCCGCAGACAATCTCCAAGAGGTCGTTGACCAACTCCAAGCAGAAGTTGACAGTCTCAAAGCAGAGAACGAGGAACTGAAAAAGAAAAACCAGAAGATGAGCAAGCAACCAAGCACAAAGGTTGTGACAAACAAGACGGAGAATAAGGTCGGTGGTGTGAAAGGCGCATTTGCTGCATTAAAGGCACAAGGTTTTATCTCCTGAAATTAAAAAGTTTTTATAATAAAAGAAAATAAGAAAATTAAATTAGTATAAAATGGCTGCAATAAATTATCCAAACAGTTCAATTAAAGTGGACAATATCACATATGTCGGTCAAGAGGCTACCGAAATCTACACACAAGACCTCTTCTCTATCGACATTGTTGCCCAGGACGCTATCAACGTACTTGTTGACGTAAGAGGAAAACGTCAGTTGCTCAGTGGTAAAGTTAAGGCTTGGTTCGAGAAATATACTTGTGCCTGGAAGAACACCACAGAATCCAGTCTTTCAGAGAAATGGATTGATACTGAGGTAATTGACTTGGGTGGCGAGTTCTGTTATGGGGAATTTTTCCAAACTTTCCTTACAGAATCATTAAGAGTTTCAATCAATCACAATCAAGAAGTACCTCCTTTCACTGAGTGGCTTTTCGGACAACTCCGTAAGGAAATGTCAAGAGCATATCAGGAACTCTTCTGGAGAGGTGACACCGCTTCTAACAAGAAAGAATTAAATGCCGTTGACGGTATTGAGAAGAAACTTGAAGACAGTAATGACGTTGAGAAGATTAACGGTGCTGCTTTCACAGTAGATAATATCCTTAACCAAGTTAAGGCTGCTGTTAAAAAGGCAATAGACCTTGCAGGTGCTGCTGAAATCGACACTGCCGACCATAAGGTTTACCTCAACTGGAACGATTACAAGTACCTTGAAATGGCTCTGGGCGATTTGTGCTGCGAGGTAAGAGGTGACAGAGTATTCAGCAACTATACAAAGGACGGTAACGGTATCGCAATCTACGGTATGCCTGTTGTGAAAACAATGCAAAGTCCAAGCACTGTAATTGTTGCTCCTGCAAAGGCTTTGACACTTGCAACAGATATCTTCGACAGTCACATTACCTATAAGGTAGTTGATATGAGAGAGACCAACCTTGACGATATTCTCCGTTGGAGAGCAATCAGCAACTTGGGTACTGGTATCTTGTTTGATGACCTCATCGTATATTCAAGAGTTGATGAATAATAATTTGAAAATAAGAATTTAAAATAATATAATACTATGGCTATTTGTTTATTGAATCAAAGTCTTACAAAAGATACACAATGCGGTTATTCACTCCCTCAGATTGTCGAGTTATATCTTATGAACTTCGGTGAGGTAACTGCAACCACAGTTACAACGAATGAGGTTACTGCAATTACAATGGGTGATTCCGCAAAAGTTTATAAAGTTGAGCCTGCTATCAACAGTGCAAACTGGTCAGATAATCTTGCAGTAGGTGCAAGCGGTAATAAATATCGTATCCATACTGTTGGATTCTCTTACAACTCTGCCTACAACGCAGGTATGGTTGACACAGTGGATGCTCTTTCACTTGGTAAATATCTTGCAGTGGCTCGTATGGCTGACGGTGGATATTTGATGTTCGGTAGAAATACCGGATTGGAAGCAGACGCAGACGGTGTGAACAACAGTGGTAGCGGTGATGCAAGCGCAGAGGCAGGTTTGGTTGTAAGCCTTACCGCAAATACTTTGGAAGCCGCTCTTCCATTAAGCACAGAGGCTGTAACTGCATTACTTGCAAAAGTTGCTTAATATGGGATTATAATTAATTATTTATCCTTATGTTACGTTTAACGTAACAACGGTTGTCACATAAGTGACATTACTTATTATATATTTCAAATGGACAAGTCACTTTTCTGATTTGTCCATTTTTTGTTTTTAGAATAAATAAGAGTAAAAAATTTTATTATGATTTCAGAATCATATTATCTTGAAAAATGCAGATACCTTGCAGGTTCATTAAAGCCTTTCATATATGTCTTGCCGAAGGATGGTACAAGAATTGACTATCTTATTGACAATTTCAAGTGTGAGGTTAAACAGGTTTACTTTAACAAATGCCTTAAAATCGAGGGTTTCAGAGCAATGCTGAATGTAACAGAGAGCGTTGACGAACGTCTTGATTTCTCAACAAGGGTTACATTATCAATGCGGGAGCAATGGCAAGAACCTTGGTGTGTCTTGCTCAATCAGTTGAAGATGATAAACGCATATATCGTTGTTGAGGACTTAATGGGAAACCAATATATCCAATCGCCCGAATTTGTATCGTCTTTCAGTTATACATATGACTTCAACACAAGCACAAATAACGGCCATATAGCAGAGATTACATATGCCTGTGACAGCAATAATCCAGTAATCATACTCAACAACAGGATAACAGAGACAGACCTTTATGCCAATGACTGTGCCTATGGTGACGGTGGAATAAGGAATCTGAGAATGACACCGTATCAGTATGCCTTTATTGATTCTGACGTTGAGACGGGAAGATTCACCAAGGTTACGGTTACTGGCGGTGAGACGATGCACAAGGTAGAGTTCACACCTCAGAGTTTCCAATTCAGACAGCAATTTGACGGTAGGAACTACCAAGAGAGACTTACTTTCAGAATACCATTGTCCGACTACAAATACTATTTCAGATACAATCTTGTCGAGTTCAAGGAAAACCGTTATGCCGTTATGTTTGAGACTTCGCAGGGAAACCACATTGCAAGCGGATTTGAGTTTGGTATGTCACCAACTTATACCATTGAGACGAGTGAGACGGTAGAGGAACTTAACCTCATTGAGATAACGCTTCAGCATGTGGGACAGAACTCAATATTCTACTGTTCTGACAGAGACCCGCAGATAATCAACTCTGACACAAACATATTTGTTCCAGTTACACAGCAGATAAAAGACCCTGCAACAGGTCTTATGCTCTCAAACTACAAGTGCATAAGCAAGACCGAGGCAATATATACCTTATTGCGGATGGTTACTGAGAGCGGAGTGCCAACGGACAGTTATATGTGTCTTCAAGGCTATGAGCAATATTACTCACATATCAACATTGTGGGAACTTACAGCGAAAACTCGCATTTTGACTTTGAACTTAAATTCTCCAACTATGACTGTGCAACGGTTGACAACTGTGTGTTCAGCAAGATGACCAAGGAGATTTATACGTTCTCAAATGCTGGTGACTACTATGACGTACATATTATGAACAACTGCCCTTGGACACTTGAAGATATTCCAAGTTGGATTAATGCGTCAATAACAAGCGGTGGCGGTGGTGTTGACTATGTTGTGAGATTTACGTCAAAAGAGGATGCAGGGGAGCAGAGGAAGATAAGTTACGGCTATCTCAAATCGGCAGAGAACCGCACACCTATTCAGTTCATTTTGGAGAAGAAGGTTGACTGGATAAACCCAATCGAGCATCATATAAACGCAAAGAATCAAACGGTGACGAGTTATGTCAACTTGGACTATAACGACTATGAGATATGCGAGACACCTGCAAACATAACGGTGGAGAAGATAAGGGGAACTTCAACGTTAAGGATTAAAGTACCGGAGAACAATGACGAGAACAATACTGTCACATATACAATTGGTCTGTGCAACATCCTGAACGGTGAGAAAGGTTATATCTACATATATCAAGACCATCTGTATGTAAGATGGGCGGAGGACAGTGGCACATATATATGTGTAAACGGCACTTCATACAAAAAGGTCGTAAAGTACAAGGGATATGACGAGAACAACATAAACATACTTACCGATGAATACACAACTGGTACGAAACTCGTTGACAATGACGAGCGATGCAAGACTGACGGTGGTGACGGTGACAAGTATGCCTACCAGTGGAGGGACGTTGACGGTACTATATGTATCGGTACTGACTTATATTCAAAGCAGCAGAAATGGGAAACCTTTGACGGTGGCTTGTCTTGGAACGCAACAGAGGAATACAAGCAAGGGGAACTGATTGAGAGCGGTTCTTCACAATGTCAGGAATTACCAGAAAAGAAATACAAGATGATTGTGGATGAATCCCAATATGAGTGTCTTGGAACTGCCTCATACTATATGCAGTGCAAATGGTGGAGTTATGACAATATCGAATGGTACAAGACCGATGAGGAATGCGAGATTTCCACAAAGTTAAGGAAGCCAAACGACCCTGCTTGTGGCGGTGGCGGTACAGAGCCGAGTTACAATGAGAAATGGCAACGCTCAGAGCAGACCTACTGTAAGGACGGTTTCCTTTTCTATCTTGAACGGAAATATGTCTCAACTGACGGTGGACTTACTTGGAGTGCAACCGATGAGTACAGAGAGGGAAACGTAAACAGCGGACAATCCTGTATTGACAGCGACAAGGGCTATGCTTGGAGAATTGACTACGGTGAGTATGTATGTGACGGTTATGATTCATACTATGTGGAGAAATACTACTATTACTATAACTCAAACCCAAGTGTATTCATACTGATTGAGCCGTTGCAGAAAAGGAAAAGTCAGACACTGAGAAAATCAAATGACCCTGCCTGCGGATATGTTGACCCAAGAAAATACAGATGGAACACAAATACGGGAGAGACAATATGTCAGGGAGATGACCTTTATACAAGAGAGGACTATGAGTACAGTGATGACGGTGAGACTTGGTACAAGACTGGTAACGTAAGGGTCGGAACGCTTGTAGAGGAAGATTCCGAGACCTGTATAAATGCAACCAAGCATTATGACTGGCGAATTGACAATACAAGATGGATATGTGTCGGCACAAAGTCTTACTACTATGAGGTGAGATATGAGTCAACCGACAATGTGAATTGGATTCCATCCGTTCCCGAAGTGATACAGCAGTCACAGACCGTAAGGCTTGAGAATGACCCCGAATGCGGTGCAAGCACAACGACATACAGATGGGTAGAGGACGGAGATAACTATCTCTGCGAGTATGAGGACGGAGAGCCGAAAGAGCAGACAAGATGGGTGTCAATGCCAAAGAGCGAGTGGGTATGTGACGGTTTCTCATTAAGGGAAATTGAAAAAGAGCAGAAATCGTCAGACTATGGCAAGACTTGGACTGACACTGGCAATACAAGACAAGGTGATGAGTCTGAGAAGAATGCCTCAAAATGCGCATATAAGACCGACTATGTATATCAGACCGAGGACTTTGCGGTAAGATGGTACGGAAAGGACGAGACAACAAAGGCACAGGGAATATACCTTTATTACCGTACTTCATACCACAGACAATATGAGGGATTTGAGCCTATGTTAAGGGTTGTGACAAATTCACCACAAGGAAACGCCTGGTACACTGTAAGCCTTTCCTCATATACAATAGAGGGTGAGACGCTTCCTGCCTATCTCATAACGATAAGGTCAAATCAGGATATCGGCACAATCAACTACTATTGGGAAGTTTACAACAGGGCAAACAACGAGGTATGGCACACCTCAAAGACTTGGACGATAACGAGACAGTCACAATAATCTTAAATGGGGACATTTCAAAATGTTCCCATTTTTGTTTTTATAGAAAAAAATTCTTATGTTATATAAACGCTACAAGATGCTTCAGAAGTATATTAACGGAGAGGCGCAAGAGGAATACAAACAAGGGGAACTGATATCAGAAGTGACGTTTGCCACATTGTCGGAATGCAACGAGGGCAATCAGAAACCCGATGAGCCGATTGAGGGAAATGACTACCAATGGGTGACAATATCAGATGACTACATATGCAACGGAAAGGACAAATACACCAAGGAAAAGGAACAGACCTCTTCTGACGGTGGTGCGACTTGGACTGATACTGGAAGAACAAGACAAGGAGACCTTATTGAGGCAAATTCTGATGATTGCAGTGTGTCTGAGCAATATCTTACATTTATTCCCTTGGAAAACAGTTCATTCAAGATTTCAAATAATTTTGACAACAGTGAAACTATTCTATACTCATTGGATGAAGGACTGAATTGGAATGTACTTAAGTTTAGTACATCAACACCGATAATAACATCTGGAAACAAAATATTATGGAAAGGCAGACTGTCATATGTTAATGACAGAGGAATCGGTTGGTTTAGCAGTACCGGAAAGTTTAATATAAAAGGAAACATTATGTCATTGCTGTATGGTGATGATTTTATAGGTAAGACGGAATTTCCGAAGAACACCCCAGGAGAGTTTCCTTTTAGTCTATTGTTCGCAAGTACAGATGTCGTTGATGCAAGTAAACTCGTATTGCCTGCCACTACATTGACTGACTTCTGTTATAGCAAAATGTTCGTCAATTGTGAAAGTCTTGTAAAAGCACCAAGAATATTACCTGCTACTACATTGGCAAATAGTTGTTATCATTCTATGTTCAATGGTTGTAGAAGTCTTGTAAATGCACCAGAATTACCTGCAACGACATTGGCAAATTATTGTTATCAAGCAATGTTTGATACCTGTAAAAGTCTTATTAATGCTCCTGAGTTGCCTGCAACTACATTGGCAAAAGGTTGTTATGAACTGATGTTCCGTTTATGCTGGAACCTTAATTACATTAAAGCAATGTTCACAACGACACCAAGTGATACTTATACGCATGGTTGGGTAGGTGGTGTCGCTTCAACAGGTACATTTGTAAAGAATAAGGATGCAACTTGGGATGTTACAGGTACAAGTGGTATTCCAAGTGGTTGGACTGTACAGATTATATAATAATTAATAATGTAAAACTATGGCTTTAAAGAATAAATACCAAAGGGAGAAACAGCAATATTCAGATGACGGTGGTGTAACTTGGTTTGACGTATCACCTGCAAACTACCGTAGGGGAAGACTTATAGAGGCAGGTTCAGAGGACTGCAACACAGTTGAGTGGAAAGAGGTCACAGGCTCTTGGTTCTGCATCGGTTTCAACGAGACACAGTACCGTTGGGTTGACAGTGGCAACTTTGAGTGTCATATCGGTGACAAATACCCGATAGAGCAAGAGGAAATATCAAATGACAGTGGAAGTACTTGGACACCCACAGGCAAGACAAGATACGGAGAAATAATAAGAAACTCAAGTGATTGTCCTATTGTATATAATCAAGAATATCTTACAATCGAGATATTGGACACTGGTAACAGTGACACTGCGACAGTATATTCCAATAAAAGCGGTTTGGAGTATAGGGTTGACAATGGAGAGTGGCAGACATATAACGGTGGAATCGTATGTCAGAAAGGTTCAAAAATCCAATGGAGGGGAAATCTCACTACAACCAATAACCAACGAGTGTTCAATATATCTGACGATGCCACATATCAGACGTTCGGTAACATCAACTCAGTGTATGACTATGACACATTCACAAATAACTGCTATGACTATGAGAATTTCTTCTACAACAGCAAGAACCTGCTTTATGCGGACAATCTTATATTACCAGCAACGACATTGGCACAAGCGGCATATAAATGTATGTTCAACGGCTGTGAAAGCCTTGTAAAAGCACCTGTGTTACCTGCAACTGAATTGGCTATTGACTGTTATTGCGAGATGTTCAAGGGCTGTGCCATTACGACAGCACCTGCACTTCCTGCCACAAAGATGTACCAAGGCTGCTATTATCAGATGTTCGGTAACTGCAAGCAACTTGTAAACGCTCCACAACTTCCTGCAACTGAATTGGCTGACGGTTGCTATATGAGTATGTTCCACAGTTGTTGGGCACTTCAAAACGCTCCACAATTGCCTGCAACGACAATGTATCAATCTTGCTATCAGAGTATGTTCCAAGACTGCAAGAACCTTTTGGCGGCACCTGAGTTACCTGCAACCACATTGGCAGACTACTGCTATGCCTATATGTTCTGGGGATGCACACTGTTGGCAAGTGTACCGACAACATTACCTGCAACCGAACTGAGACGATATTGCTATGAATATATGTTCCAAGACTGTATAAGCCTTATGGGAGCACCTGAATTACCTGCAACCACATTCCAAAATCCTGCAATTGTGGCAGAGGTCAACAATGGTCTTGCTATGTATGCCTACAACCGTATGTTCAGTGGCTGTACGAGACTTCAATATATCAAGGCGATGTTTGCATCAATTCCTGATAATTACACCATAAGGAACTTTACCTCAGATTGGGTATATAATGTCGCTTCAACAGGTACATTTGTTAAAAATGGTGGTGCAACTTGGAACGAAATTGGAAAAGACGGTGTTCCAAGCGGATGGACGGTTGTTTATGACGGTAGTGCTACCCGTTGGGTTGACAGTGGAAGTTACATTTGTCAAGGAATGGACAAATATGCAATTGAGAAGGAACAAACAACTACTGACGGTGGTCAGACTTGGACAGACACTGGTGAGACAAGAACAGGGTCAATTATCGAGAGGGATTCACAAGACTGTCTGTATGCAAATTCATATTTCACCATAACGTCACTTTCCGATAATAATGATATTTATTGGCTTAATGCAGGTCCGAGTGTTTCAGGATATGCAAGAGGAATATACATATCAACTGACAATGGTCAGACTTGGACAAATAAACTATCACAGAGAAGCAGAGTTTCAATTGCCACATTGAATACCGGTGACAAACTTCTCATTAGGGGTACACAGACAAATTATTATACCAGTTACCGAAATTACTTTGATTCCGAGGGCGCAGTTGAATTAAGCGGAAACATTATGTCATTGCTGTATGGAGATGATTTTGCAGGACAGACAGAACTGACCGCAAACAATACGTTCAGAGGAATATTCGGAGGGCTTATGGTGGTAAACGCTGAAAACCTTGTTTTACCTGCAACTACGCTGACAAGCGGCTGTTATAGGGCAATGTTCTCTGCTTGTGCAAGTCTTATGACAGCACCGACATTAACTGCTCCTACTTTGGTGTCGCAATGTTATTCCGGAATGTTCCAAAACTGTACAAGCCTTAATTACATCAAATGTCTTGCAACCGAGATACCGAATGATAGCACAATCAATTGGGTTAACAATGTTGGTACAAATGGTACGTTTGTCAAAAAAGCAAACACAACTTGGACAACTGGTACAAATGGCATTCCAAGCGGATGGATAGTTCAAGATGCATAACGATTCAAAGACGAGAGGTTTCTACAACTTCTCGTTTTTTGTTTTTATATAAATAAGATTTTAATGTAGTACATTATGAATTATCCAATCACTTTTTCGGTGCTTGAGAACGGAGTTGAAATCAAGACCGAGGACAAGACAATGCTTTTTCCATTGCAGAGATTATCGGCAATTGCCCATCAAGGAGACAATCAGACCGTTGATTTAAGACTTATGGGTTCAAGGAAGAACATATTGTCATTCAGATACGACAAGTGCAATATGGCACTTGGTGATGCGGAAAATACCGCAAAGAACATTCAGCACATATTAAATGGTGAGGAAGCAAAATAATAATAAAATATAAAAGGTAGTACCAATTATGGCAGCAATAGGCTTATATATTAATTCAACCGAACAAGGTTTTACAGTAAGGGGAGTAAACAACAATTTCTTCCCCGACAACGCAACATTGGCATATCCAGCAAATTCGGTCATACTTATTACCGATGAGAGCGATATGGCAACATTCCGCTCTGCCTCAAACTACGATGTCCTCTTCTCAGCACTGATTAAGGACATAAATATCAACGGAGAGCGAGTAACAAAGGATAACATAATCGAGACGTTCAACGAGGCCGCAAACAAACCTATGAGCAATCCTGACGCATTCACAAGTGTTGAGTATGACGGAACGAAATCGCTCATATTCTATAACGACAAGGGTGCTGAGGTCGCAAATGTTGACGTTACACCGTTCATCAAGGACGGAATGATTGAGGACGTTGAGATTTCGGATGGAAATCTTGTCATTCACTTCAATACGGATTCCGACATAAAGGACATTTATATCCCGTTGACAGAGATATTCGACCCGAATCAATATTATACAAAACAGGAAATTGACAATCAAGTAAATGATATATGGGACACCATTGACGAAAAGGAAGAGGTCATTGCCAACGCTTTAACTGAGGTTAAGCAGGATATTGACGAAAAGGAAGAGGTCATTGCAACCTCATTGAACGCATTGAACGAGGATGTAGAGAATCTTTCAAACAACAAGGCTGACGCAAGCGCATTAACGGCTCATACCACAGATACCGATGCACATTTTACTGACGGTCAGAAGAGCAAGTATGATAACTTGGAAGGACAGTATTATGCTGATGATAATTGGGATATTATGCCACAGTCTGCGTTTAATGATTTCACCAATGATTATTCAACGGCAATGGGTCAATTTGACCAGAGAATTACGGCAAATGCAAATGCTATTGCAACAAAGGCAAATGCCTCAGAAGTTTATACAAAGACCGAAAGTGACGCAAAATATGCGACACAGACAGTTGTTAATGAGGAAATTGCAGCAAGAATCGAGGCAATAAGGGACGTTAATACGGCACTTCAATCAAAGGCCGACAAATCAGACACATATACAAAGACACAGGTTGACACTGCATTGGCTTCAAAGGCAAACTCTGCTGATTTGGCAACCGTTGCGACAAGCGGTTCATATAATGATTTAAGTGACAAACCAACCATTCCAACTGTTCCGACAAATATATCAGCATTTACAAATGACGCTGGTTATCTTACACAACACCAAAGCCTTGCTGACTATTATACCAAGACAGAGACCGATAACGCTATTGCAACCGCAATGGAGGACATTGACCTCTCAGACTATGTTGATGTCACCACATTCAACAAAAAGGAACTTGCAACCGCAAAGGCATTGACCCAACTCAATGACACAAAGGCTGACAAGACAGAAATTCCTGATGTTTCAACGCTTGCAACAAAAACAGAATTAAATGCAAAGGCAAACTCTGCTGATTTGGCAACTGTGGCAACAAGCGGTTCATATAATGACCTTAGTGACAAACCTGTAATTCCTGAAGGTGCAGTGGTAGATGCAGCATTAAGCGACACCTCTGAAAATCCAGTACAGAACAAGGTGGTAAAAGGTGCATTGGATGCAAAGCAAAATGTGTTGCAGTATTACAGCGAGAATAAATATGACGAGGAAGAGGGAGAAGAAGCAACGGCCCGGATATATGTTTTAGGCCAAGGTGACTCAAGCGGTAATGGTGCTGAAGTAAATGTGCAACCCTATTCAATTGCATTAAGTGCTTCTTCTGAAGGTGAAGACCCAATGAGTACAACGTTAGTTGTGACATCAGATGATGTTTTTATCAACGAAGAAAGGGTATTAACTGAACCTGACCTTGAATCTGCAAAGGCATATTATGTTGATTTCGCAGCAATGTCTGTACAAGGAATCACCGATGCCGATTGGGATGGTTTGGTTGCCGCAATCAATGCTCACAGACCGATATATGCAGGTCTTGGTAACAGATATTACACAGCAGAGTGTCTGTATCAGGATGGAAACAACATCATAAGAATGACAGCATCTGACGAGTTGAACCATTATTTCTATTTGTTCACCAAGAGAGGAACTAATGACTACACAATGACATATGAGGTAAGACCATATGTCACCGAGGTCGAGAAGCACAATTGGAGCGCAAAGCAAGACGCATTAGTCAGTGGAACGAATATCAAGACCATCAACAATCAGTCAATCATTGGAAGCGGAAACATTGACATTCAGTTCACACAGACACAAGCCGATTGGAACGAGACAGACACAACCTCTTCGGCATTCATCAAGAACAAACCAGACTTGTCAGGAAAGGTAAACGGACTTGGAGGCATAACAAACATTCAGAATATTGTTTCAAGAGAATATGAGCACCGCAAATATATCGGTACGATTAACTCAAATACATTGTATGTGGTAAAACCGACCGAATGGGAAGTCGTAGCGGATGACGGTAACGGAACATTTGAGTTCACAACAGGTGATTCTCAGCAACCGACATCACAGTTCTTGTCTGAAATCTCTTCCGCAAGTCTGCAAACACTCTCTGAAAGTTATCGAGGCTCTGACGGTTATGAGGGCTATACGGTGACATTCGCTGATTTGGTGACAGGTGAGACATATACTGCAACACCACATACTGACTCAGGTGCAAGTGTAATTATCTTCAATGCCACAATTGACGGTGAGACTGTGACAATTGCAATGCAGATTAACACAAGCAACTATACATTGAGTGGTATGACACTTGACAGTCAGTCACAAAGATACTTGGAAATAAGTTTTCAATATAACGCATAGGATATGGTAGCAATAGGAGACAATAAAGACGTTAAACTTAAAATAGGAGACATTGATGTCCTCGCAGCATATGTTGGGGACATCAAGGTCTATCCCGTTGACGAAGACAATAATAATTAAAATATAAACTTAATATGACAAAAATATTAAATCATATAAACACATATCAGTCCGAGTCCGACTATCAGAATGACAACTCAAAGAACTTCCCGAATGTATCATACATTGAGGAAGATGATATTGTTATGTTTGAGGGAATCAGATATGAGGAAGAGTATTTTACTATCGAGTCATTGGAGGATGACAATACCGTTATGTTCAAGTTATCTTCCGAAAGTGGTTCACCGTCCGCAAGTTCAGCAAAGACAATTTCCGCTTCAACCGATGACGGTGAGACTTGGACTGATTATACCTCAACCGCAAATGGAACGACAATCGCAACGCTCAATATGGGAGGAAAAGTTCTCATAAAGGGAAATAATAATGCCTATTATGTAAGCGGTTTTAGAAAAAGTTTTAGTTGCTTTACCGCAAGCAAGCAAATTGATGTTAACGGAAACATTATGTCATTGATATATGGGGATAATTTCAAGGAACAATATTCATTCCCAAGTGGAACAACATATAATTTTTCCAATATATTCAACTCTGCCCCTGTTGTAAGTGCCGAGAACCTTATTTTGCCAGCAACGACATTGACAAGTAATTGTTATGCTGAAATGTTCAAAGATTGTACATCATTAACGACTGCACCTGTATTACCTGCAACGACATTGGCAAATTATTGTTATTCTAATATGTTCAGTGGCTGTACAAGTCTTGAAACTGCTCCTGAGTTACCTGCTACAACGTTGGCTCAATTTTGCTATTATTTTATGTTCCAAGGTTGTACAAGTCTTACAACAGCCCCTGCATTGCCTGCTACAACGTTGGCAAATTATTGTTATTGGAATATGTTCCAAAATTGTACAAGTCTTACAACAGCCCCTGCATTACCTGCTACAACGTTGGCAGGTAGTTGTTATCAAAATATGTTCCAAAATTGTACAAGTCTTACAACAGCCCCTGCATTACCTGCTACAACGTTGGCAGGTAGTTGTTATGCCTATATGTTCAGTGGTACAAATGTATTACCTGATTGTACAAATATTGACTTCGCATCAAAGGCTGTTGTTGCCAGTGGTGGATTGATTGGTTTATTTGCAGGTACAAAAGTGACGGATAGTGACCTTGATAGATTATTGCCGAAGAATGCAAATGGAAAATATTATTTGCCCGTTACGACATTGAATCAGAGTTGTTATTGGGAAATGTTCAAAGGTTGTACATCATTAACAACAGCACCTGCATTGCCTGCAAGAACATTGGAATTAAGTTGTTATCTTGAAATGTTCAGTGGTTGTACATCATTAACAACTGCACCTGCATTGCCTGCTACTACATTGGCAGATAGGTGTTATGCTAATATGTTCCACAGTTGTACAAGTCTTGTAAACGCACCTGCATTGCCTGCAACAACATTGGCAGTGAATTGTTATTTCAGTATGTTCTATGGTTGTTCAAGTCTTGTAAATGCGCCTACATTGCCTGCAAGAAGATTGGTAAGCAGTTGTTATAATACTATGTTCAGTGGTTGCACAAACCTTAAGTACATCAAGGCAATGTTCACAACAACACCAAGTACTTCATATACAACCAGTTGGGTAAATGGTGTTGCTTCAAGTGGTACGTTTGTGAAAAACGCTACTGCTGAATGGAACGTAACCGGAAACAATGGTATTCCAACAGGTTGGACAGTACAAAAAGCATATTCATAAATAAAAAATAAAATATATTAATATATGGCACAATTTATTCAGAAATTCGCAAACAGAAGAGACTATGAGGCATCTGAGCATCAATATCCCAATGTCTCACTCATTGAGGACGAGGGTCTTGAATATCAATGGGAACAACCCGAACCTGACGTATTGCTCAATGCAAATAAAATAAAATGGAATGTTACAGATGGTCAGAACAGAACATCGGTTGATTATCCATCAATATCATTTGCTGACGCTCAGACACTCATAAATGCCCTTAATAACCCCAAGGGCTATAATGTAACGGCAACGATTAACTTCAACTATGCAGATAAGACGGTTTTGGAAAACGCTGAGGTTGAGTTTAATACAAGAGAAAGCAATTTTGAGGTATATGCAGTTAATGGGAAAAACCAAATATGGGTGGCTGACATATCTCTTTTCAGCAATTCAAGGTCGGCAGCATATAACGCTGTTAGGATTAATGTTGATAATGATGGGAACTGGAAAACAGCCAAATGGGAAATCAACTATACCATTGAGAATGCAAGATAAACAATTATTTTATTTAATATAAATTATGGGCGGATTAATTTCTGCCCATTTTTATTTATGTTTTTATTAAAAATAAATTATTAAAATATTATCAAATAATGGCTCAAAGAGGAAGACCAAAAGGTTCGAAGAACAAACCAAAAATTGAATTGACAAAACGTAAAGACGGTAGTGCTGTAATAACCATTAAATTGGAAAAACAGATAGAAAATATGCCAATCAACCGCAATTCAAACCTTGGTTGGGTTAAGTGGGGACAACGCAATGACTATCCACAAAGACTGTCAGACTTATACTACAACTCTGTTACACACAAGTCCTGTGTTGACTTTGCCGTTACCGCAATTCTTGGTGACGGTGTTGACTATGACGCAATGGAAGCAAACGACAGTGAATTAGTACCTAACTACCAGTACGGATGGGACGAGCTTATTGAAAGAATAAGTCTTGACTATGTATTATATGGCTCATTCGCAATACAGATAATCAAGAACAGGGATGACAAGACATATTCATTCTTCCACCAACCGATGGGTGACGTAAGGTTCTCTCCAAGGAACGAGGACGGAGTGATTGAGAGTTATTGGGTGTGCTCTGACTGGACACAAACGGGATTATATCCACCCGTTGAACTTAAATCATTCTCATTCCAAGAGGAAGAGGAAATAAAGGGCGGCAAGGCTTATCTCTATGTATATGAGGGTTACAGCCCCGATATCGCAATGTATCCCGTTCCAAACTATGTATCAGCATTAAAACCGATACAGACGGAAATTGAGTTGCAACGCTATGATTTAAGAAGCGTAACAAATAACTTCTCTGCAAGCGGTATTTTGACACTTTCAAGGGTTGATGATGATTCTGAAAAGGAACAATTGATACAAGGTATAACAAGTATGTTTACTGGAGCAGATAATGCTAATAGTTTGCTCATAAACTTCAAATCGAATGACTCAGAAGAACCGGCGACCTTCGTTAAAATTGACAAGGATGCCGGCAATAATGTTAATCTGTTTGAACAATCGAATGAAAGAATAATTGCCAAAATAATCGCAGCACATAAGATAAGCAACAAGGCACTTATTGGTTATGAAGCAGACAGTGCTCAATTAGGTGGTGAAGGAAATATACTGGCAGTTGCCTTTAATCTCTATAATAAAACTTGTGCCAACAAGATGAGAAGAAACATTGTCCAGACAGTCAACAGAGCATTGCTTATGAATGGGGTTGATACAAAGATTATATTGAAACCATTGCAGTTCAATATTGTAGAGACAACCGATACATCTTCAAACAACACAGTCATTGACGATAAGAATGAAGATACGGAGAAGGCTACATCGGAAAATAACAACAATAATTTAGATAATGAATAAAGATTATGGCAGATATAGTTAGAGATTGGACATTAATTAATGATGCATATTTCAAGTCTTTCAGCCCTCTTCCATACAATTATAACTTGGAAGAAATAAGACCTTATTATAAAGTTGCAGAAGAATTATGGGTTGTTCCGATTATAGGTGTGGCACTCTATAATGAACTTATCCAGCAGGTGAATGAAAATAATGTTACAGAATTAAACAGCACACTGTTATTGAAGATTTATGCTTATGAGGCAATTGCTATAACGTATGAGGCTTTACCTTTTGTATCTTATCATATGAGTGAGGTAGGCATCACAAAAGGTCATGCGGATAATTCGGATAGTGTTTCAATAAATGACGTTAATTTCATTTCAACCCATTTGAGAAACCAATTGGAACTTTTGAAAAAATATCTAAAGAAGTTCCTTGATGATAATGCAGACCTTTATCCTTTATATAAGGGTGACGGTTCTCCTTGTGACTGTCAGTGCCAAAAAGGTGACGAGTGGCTGTGGAGATATTATTTTGAACCAGGCTTCAATAAGTATGACAGAGAAAAGATGTTGTACAGTTGTATGCTCAGGTCAAAAGCACCAAATCCATATGCACAATTCTATACAACAAGAAGAGAAAGGATTGATTTGGTGTAGTCTTTTTAGCCATTTGAAAACAGAGTAAACGTTATGACATCTGATTCAATGTTGGCTTAACGGCAT